TTAGCCATTAACTTATTTTCCTTATTTGGAAAAGTTAATTCATGAATTCTAAACATTAAATGATAAATATCAGCACTACAGAAGTCATTAAAGTTAAAAGGTCTATTATAACCTTTAATCTTAAACTTTACACATTTATTCAAGATGAAATTAATCTTCTCTCTAACATCTAATGGATCATGCTCATCCATAGTAGACCAATGTTTTATTTCCTTATTCTTTGCTGATTTAAGAAGTATCTCCGCTTCAGGATGATAAAACATACCTCTTGAAGGTAATAAATTAGGATCTAATATCTTCCAAGGAGATTCCTCAGCTGCAGACATTACCGGAGCCTGAGCTCGGGCCTTCCCCAACGAATTTTCTGGCTCGGTTTTAACGACTTCAGTGTCGCTATTTACTCCGTGCTCAGCGTCTAAGTTATTAAGATGACTCAGCGCATTTTGCTCATCAATGTTATCATTCATATTGGAATGTTTTTTATTTTAAACTAAATAAACTTGAAAGGTTTTAAGATCCTATAAACTGGCTAAAAGATTTAGCGAAATAAGCAGATTCTACTATTCTTTCCATAGTATCTAAGTAGATTTCTGTTTTTTCTAGAGTCTCAGGATCTGTGATTAAAGCTCTAATAGTATTGTTTCTTCTATCTACATCGAACTTATCTAATTTACCAATTACCGTTCTACCTTCCTCACTAGTTAAAAAAGAATTTATTTCTTTTCCTCTTACTCTGTCTCCAGGTCTAAAGTGAAGTTTTAATACAGATAGCATATTGTCTAATTCACTAGGTGCAGGAGCTCCTCCCTGTCTAGACATATCCTTAAGAGCAAGCAACTTTATGGAAACTCCGGGAGTAAATTGACTTCGTCCAGTAACAAAGTTAAAATCTCCCTTTTGTCCATAAAAAGGTAAACCTCTCATATTATCTCTATTCTGAAAGGCGCTCATACCTGATACGTGATTGTTAATGTTAGACATTATACTTTAGATAGTTTTCTATGACCTAATATTGTATATGATCCAGGAGCAGTTTCAGTTACGCCTGCTGCATCAGTCCATTCGAACTTCTTTAACCATATATTCAATTTAGGATTTGCAATTAAGTAGTCAGTAGGATATATAATAACATCAGCATCATCATTACCATCTGCCCATACTCTAATATGCTGACCTGCAGGAATATTAACAAATTCCATCATATAAACCGGACCGTTTGTATTACCTATTTTGTCAGCTAATGTTGGACCTCCTACTTGATAAACTCCAATAGTAGTCTTTTCTCCAGGAGCAGCTCTTTTATCAGTACTAATAAACTGTAATTCATAAGTAGTTTCAGGAACAGATACAGAAGCATGCTGTAATTGGATTATTTCGCTTGCAATATTATTCATTATTCTTCGGGTGTTTTTCCGAAGATAACTAATCCTTTAATTTGAACTTTAAATAAGTCGCTTGGATTAATTACCTTTATTCTATTTATTAGGTCAAGTGGATCATTAGATTTAGGATTAGTAAACATTGTGAATAAATTGTACAATGGATAGTTTACTAAGGATCCTGATTCAGCTCCTTCTATCGCTAAAGTTACTTTTTTATCTTGGATTGATATTTCTTCTCCATTAATATCAGTGGTTGGATATTTAATATAAAGTAGAATTCCTCTAGCATATGATGTATCTACAGGTAGATTTTCAGCAGGTACTGCTAAAGGTAATAATTCATTATCAAATATCGTATGTTCTCCTCCGCTTAAAGATAATTCAATGTTAATACAAGAATATCCATCAGCTGGAAATGCGAAATCTCCTAAACAGAAACCTCCTGTAGTATTTTCTCCTTCTACTATCTTAAAGCATTTATCATCAAATAATTGAAGAATAGGCTGACTTGACTTTGAATCACAACAAATATCGTTGATTTGAGGTATCATTATGTAGTTTGATTATTTTTCTTCCTAGCTAATTTAGGATTTAACGGGCGATTAGCCTCATTATTATAATGTGCAATAATTTCTTCTTCTGATATTCCTCCGAAAGCTCCTTTAGTTTTACCCCAGTAATTTTCAGCTAATTGCAATTCAGTAGGTTCTTCTGGTTGAGATTCAACTTCAATTGCTTCTAAAACTTCTTTAGTTTCCTTTTTAACTTCCTCTACTGTTTCTTTGATTTCATCTTCAGGATCAGCTTCTAATGGAACTTCAATAAATTCTTTTTCATCTTCTTCTAATTCAACGTCAGAATCATCTATAATTTCTTCTTTATACTCTTCTCTTTGAAGTTCTAAATTTTCTGAAATTTCTTCTTTAGTAAAAATAGGATCTGAAGTCTTTTCCTCAACTTCTTTTTCTTCTTTAACTTCACTCTTTTCTTCGTTAAACTGAATAAAGAAATGAAGAGCAGTTAATGACATAATAGGAAGAGTTCCACCTTGAACAATAGCAAGTAATCTTTTATGCTCTAATACTCCCCAGTCGTCTACAATAGGGCTAATTAATTCTAACCAATTCTTGAATCCTTCTCCTTCTACATTAATAAAAGTATATTCGAAGAATATGTTACCGATTATTTGAATCAAAGTAACAAGTGAGAAAAGAAACCATATAGCTCCTTTACTAACTTTTAAAGTTGATGCAGATACTGAAGCTAATGCAAAAATCTCAATAGCAACAGAAAGGTAGATTGCCCAGCTAATAGGGTTACCTAATTCGTACCAACTAACCACGTGGCTAATTGACATTATTACAACAAGCAAAATAGGAACTAAAAACGAGTTCCTAATTAATGCTGTTTTATTTCGTATGAACCACTTAGTCATTCTTTTCGATCTTATCTTTAATTTGACTTAAGCTAATTTTTCCTTTGTCTAAGTCATCTTCATAGATTAAGTAATTTAACATTACTTTCTCCATAATATCTCTAGTTTCTTTAGAACCAACTACTTTGTCTTCTAAAGTAGTGATAACTGTTGTTAAAGAATCTACAGTTTTAACCATAACCTCATTATGAGATTCTAATGCTTTATTTGTTTTAGCAATTTTGCTACTAGTACATCCTCTTCCGATGAATCCTAATAAAAAGATAAATGTTAATATCTTCCAAGCATGAGTCTTTACCATTTCTACAAATTTCATAGTATTATCTTTATTTTATTTATTACGTTTATATAAACTTATTTACTATACTGAATATACCTGCGATAGTTCCTGATGTAGCAGTAAGTATATATCCTAAGTCATATAATAGCCTTCTTAACTTGTATTTAGACATTTTAAATTTAATTTGAACTAAATAACCATAAAAGTTTTCGTTGTATATTCTTTCATAGTCCGCTGATATTGCATCTAATATTCCTTCTTTCTGTAAGAAATCAGTATACTTCATCATAGCTTCTGATACGAATTTAAGCTCTACTGATTCTTGAGATTCTCCTCCGTATAAAAGGAGCTCGGGATTCAAATTAACTCCAATATACATTAAGTTTTTTTCTAGCTTTATTCCAATTTCGGAAAGCTTTTTCTCCTCGTCGAGCTCTTTTAATATCTTTGAATATTTTCGATATCTAAGTAACTCTTTAAGCGCTCCAATAAGAGATTTGAATACTTCTACTGGATTAATTCGCTGAATTAACTTTTTCATATATTGAATATACTATTTAAGGACTCTTTGAAAGTTGGATGATCGTTTAAGATTTTGTCCTTAAGATCAATCCTAACCTTTCTAAGCTTAGTTTTAACAGTGTTCTCGTTAATATTATAACGATCTGCAATGTTTTTAACCTTGTCCTTGTTTATCATTTTATCAATAGCTATATTTTTAAGAAGATTATCTTCTATTCCATATATCTCAGATAACGTGATATCGTACAGTTTTTGGAAATCTCCTTCTACGTCTGACATATCATCAGCGCTTTGCATAGTAGAATGAGGATCAGATCCATTGTCTATACTTACATGTTTAACTTTATTTTTTACATGAAGATAGAATAAAGTTTCGTTTCTTGCGATAGTATATATCCAAGTAGTGAATCTTCCTCTTTCGAAATCAAACTTCTGTACGTTATTGAATATTTTTTTAAGAGTCCATTGAAGGGCCTCTTCCGTATCTACACTGTTCTTGCAGAACTTCCAAATGTAGAATTTTAATTTTGGATAAATTAGAGAAGCAAGTTCATTCTTTTCTTGTTCTGTAATTGTGTTGTTTGTAAATTTGAATGCAATTTCTTGTATTCTTTGGTTAGCGGTTCGGTTTACTTCTTCAAAACTCATTAGCACTAAAAGGTAATTTTTAAAGTCACAAAGATTATCCCTAAGATTAACTTAAGCTTATAAAATTATAAGTATGTTTATCGTTGGATTCTAAGCAACACGAAAATATTATACTAAATATTACTTATTATTAAAAAAATTGTTTCTAAGATTTTTCAAATGATTAAGAGAGTCAGTATTGAATACGTCCTTTTGGTAAGTCTTCTTTCCACCTGTTCTCGCATTTCCTGCTCCATTCATTCTTCTAATTTCATCGTAGTCCCATGCCGATTTGGCCTCTTTAGCAGCATGGCCAAATATTTTTTCTACTACCGTTTTCTGATATTCATCAGATGTTCTTTCATATGTTTCTACAGCTATATCCCAGAATTGACTTGATTCGAATAAAGAAGACATGTTAACTGATGTCATTGCTAAATCGTCATTTCCATTCTGACCTCTGTATACTCCACCTTTAGATCTACCAAACGAAGACAATTCATCGATTGTAACTTCGTCGTTAGGTATTATTCTATCGATTGTAATCATATATTTAAACTTTTCACAATATTTAAGCTTATTAGTAGGTCCTAATTTTAGACCAGGTTTAAAAGTTGTTGACGACTGGTTATGCTTAGTCGCTATAATTTGTCCATCCCAGAAATCTTCGTTATCTGAGAATCTATCTAATACAATATCTCCTTTGTGATTAAGCTCTATTATAATTCTAGTTTGATCAACATTAAAGATATCGTATATTACGTGCTCACACGCCAGAGTAAACTCATCTATATCTATTTCATTAGATCTTAAATATCCTATTTGGACTAGGGACACAGTATCCGTCTCGCTTTTTATTAAATGCTTTTTCTTCAGTAATTGTTTTACTGGAAGCGCAACTAATTTATAAATGTTCAAAATAGAGTAATCTCCACCTATACCGTCGGCAGTATCTATACTAAATACGTAATTCGTAGGATCAGCTTTAAAGTCGTCAATAGTCCAATCAGCATATTTCTTATGCATGAATAAAGATTCTCCTACGTATGCCATTTCCTCACTAAAAGGAATAGATGTTTGCACGTATTCTTGTTTTATTGTATCTAATCTCTTAAGATCTCTCGAGTTAAGTAGTAATTTATCAGATGCGAAGAACTGTAATCCATATTCCTGATTGAAATCTTCAACAGAACCTAAATCGGCAATCTTATCTTTTTTCCACTGTTCGTCTCTACCTGGAACTTGCCACCAGTCAACTCTTAATGGAGTAAAGTTAGATTCTTTATTTACTGCATCTTTCCATATTTCCCAGAACTTATTCTTACCGTTTGGTGTAGACGTTAATATAATCTTACCTTTTGGATCGGCAGTAACTGTTGGGAAGATTGCTCTATAGAATTCATCAATGTTAGCTTCGTTAATATGTGCAAATTCATCCACATATAATAAGTTAACAGAAAGACCAATACCTGATTTCTTAGTAGTTGTTCTACCTACGATACGGCTTTTAGAATCAAATTTAATATTACTTGAGTTAATGCTCTCGATTCCAGGCTTCATGTAGAAAGGAAGACCTTCAAGAGATATCTTAAATTTTTCTATTAATTCCTTCGTAGTCGAGAAGTTATCAGCAACACAAAGAGCCGTTTTTTCAGGATGAAATAACAAGAACCATAACATAAATATAGCAGACGTTACTGTTTTACCAGTTTGTCTACTTGCCATTAATATGTTTAAGTTGTTCTCTTTATAACTTTTTATAATTTGAGACTGGAAGTCTCTAAGTCCTCCAACATCTTTAACTAGCATTCGTCCGTTATTCGTTTGAATAACACAATAGTTATATGCAAAGTATATTGGACTCGCTTTACATTTTGCAAGTTCATCAATTTCTTCAGGAGTATATTCAAAAGGAAGCTTTTCCCTTTTTAAACTCATATCATTATCCTTAAACGGAGAGTTCTTTAGTTTTCTAATATCTTCGACTCCTTCATTAATATCAGAGATCAACTTATCGATCTTTTCAGTAGTCCATATATAGCTACTATTGGTCCCAGGATCCTGAGTCCCCATTGCTGATACCTTAGTACTAGCAAACGCTCCGCTATTTGACATTATATCTCTCATTAGATAATCTCAGTAAGATCTATAAATTCATCGTTTTCGTTATCATCTCCTAAATCGATTTCAAGATCTGTTTCTTTTAATAGGGCTAATTTATTTCCTGGATCTACTAAACTTGATCCGTCTCCTGTCTCTTCGTCAATTTCCTCTACATCTGGCAATTGATCAATTACATTCTTTGTACCTACTGATACAAAATACTGTCCTTCATTGGGATTTGATTTAACCTCAGTATCGTGGCTATTAACTGGAGCTTCGCTATTTAATTTCTTATAAGTATCTTCTAGGAATAGAACATAATTTGCTTGCATCTTAGTAATGTTAGCCATTTTATCTTGAAGGCCTCCCATAACTTCTAGAAGTCTAGGGTGAGTATTTCCTCCAGCAATTTCTTCCATTACTTTAACAAGAGCAACCTTAATAGTCTTAAGCTGAAACATAAAGTTAGATAAGTTAATAGTATCTAATTCTTTCTTATGTCTAGCATAATCCGACTCTTCGAATATTCCAATATCCACAAAATTCTTAAGAAGAGAATCTGTGATGCTTTTAGCTTGGTCCGTAAATTGAGTACTCATTTCCTCAAAATCATATGGACTATCACTTGATAATTCTTCTGACAATTCAGTGTCAATTAACATTTCTTCATTATCATTACTCGCTGAAATGTTAGTCAAAAGGGACTCGATCTCATTCTTCAAGTGCCTTCTATTCTCTTTACTTATTTTACCTTCTGCCATTAGTTTAGGTCTTTTTCGTACTTCTCAATAGCAGGATTTGCGTGAATCTTGATTTGTTTTACTGATTCAACCCAGTTATATACCACATCGTTAAGCGATTTGATAAATTTATCTAACGTAGAGTTAACATTGAACATTTGTGAAGAAAGAGTATTCTTCATGATGTTGTCTTTGTAATCATAACCCAAGTTAAGACGTTTTTGACGTCTCTTGTAAATAGGTCTATAAATACTGTCTTTTGTCATATTAATTCTTATTTTAGAGAGTTGGGCGAGGAACAATATCCTGTATTTTTATATTAACTGCTCCAAGCGATTCATCAGATAGACCTTCATCATATTGATTACCGTATCTATCTGAAAACCCTCCTCTAATTAATGGTAATTGGTTGTTTGTTATAATAATATCGTTAAAATCGTCTAATCCTACAAGCTGAGAGCTAGGATTTAATGCTTTCGCAGTTTCGTTTTGTTCTCCAACTATTGTTATAGCCACAGAATCAACTCCGTTAATTTCTTCTAGCAATTTAATCAAGTCACTCTTAGGGATTCTTTTTCTACGAGTGTTTGATATAAAGTAATTTGCAATAGAAGTGTTTACGTCATTCTTGATGATATCTGTGGATACATCGTCGAATACTATAATACTTGTATTAATTACGTACTTAGTAATAATTGGATCAACTATCTTAATATCAGTAGAAATAAGCTTACTTCCAGTTTTTTCTAAGTATTTTAATAATTCTGATTTTTGGAATTCTCCTAATCTAAATCTATCTAAGTCTGCTCCATAATAATCCTGAGCAAAACCAAAAGTCTTTCTGATATCTGGAATTAAAAATAAATTTAACATTCTATCGTCTAACTTGTCTAGAAAAACATCTATTAAAGAAAATAAGTTTAATTTTCTAAGAACTATTTCATAATGATCTGGATTAACTAGTGCAAAGCTCTTAGATGTTTTAGGCGCAATTAATCTAGTTATTTCAGAACTTTCAGGATTCGCTCCGAAATAAGGAGCTTGTGAAGTAGTAATATTAATGTAATCGTTTAATTCTATTTCTTCTCCAATAAGAGAGAATCCAGTATCTAAGAAATTGAACTTTACTCCTGAAGTATCAGTAGTTCTAATATTACCAGCTGGACCTTCAGTAACTAAATACTCTACGATGATCTCTGCACCAGGGTTAGGAATCTTACCGAATGAAGAATTTCCAAAGTAAATATCTAATCCACTAGTAATTCCAGTTTTAGCAATATATCCTTGTGCATTTCTAGGAATGTCTAAAAGAGATTCGTATCTTTGCCACTTTTCTCCATTAACAAAAACATTAACAAAGAAATTATCAATAAAGAAGTTTTGAGCACTTCCAATAGAGAAGCTTTCACTAGGAACTCCTCTTGATACTACTGTCTGAGTTTCAACAATTCCTTGTCTTATATTTAATTTTATTCCATCATCAGTTCCATTAAGAGAAAATTTAACTTCATCTTGCGATAGATCTAAAATATACTGAAGTCCGTTATTTAAACATGTCAATCTAGACATATTAGGAATAATAACTAAATCAGTAGGAAAATCAACAGCGTCTGAATTAATTGCAAAAGAAACTTGACCTGTTGAAGATACTGCTCTACTTGGATTATGACCTGATAAAGAAGCTAATGAGTAAATAGAAGTTAATCTAGTTGCCTCATTCATATTTAATTCAGTAATAGCATCTTCTATATAATAAAATACTAGCTGAGTAAGGTTCTCAACAACAATAAGCATCTGACCAAATGGAGAAGCTGTAGTAAATACAGTCTTGCTTTGGTTAAATTTATCAGTTAAATACTCAACTGTATCTAATAATAAATCCTCAATAGTAGCTCTTAACGATCTAAATACTTTAAACTCTTCCGATTTAGCTTTCTCTTGCATGAACTCTGCTGTGTTTAGTTTATTTATTCATAAAAAGTGATAATTACTTTATAGAATTTTTCGATAAATAAATTAAATTAAGCTTTTATAGATGGCATTTGAATTAGAGAATAACGAAATTTATAAAAAATCTGACATATCTTTTAAATTCGAGTTTAAATCTCCAATTAGACGAAGAGATATGGCATCTAAACTATCTAACAACATAGGTAAGAAAGTAAAATGGTTCAAAGGAGTAGAAGAATCTTTTAAACCTACGAAGGACGTATATAAATTATCTAATAAATATTCTGAGAATTCAAAGACTTTTATTTTTGAAACAGGATTTATTCCTTATCATGAAGCTACTCAAGTTATGTTATCTGCAATGAATTTAATAGATTACTTCGGATATACTGACGATAGGTGTGAAATGGTAACTAACGTAAAGCTTAATGAAAAAGGAGCCTCTAAAATGAACAAGTTTAAGTTTATGATGGCTCTGAATGAGTCTACTATTATAAACGAATGGAATAGTTCTAATTCTGAACGCGATAAAGTAGATTACAATATACTAATAGATATAAAAAATCCTTTTACCACTGTTCTATCTTCTAGATTAGTTGAAAGATATGATTCTCAATTCTTCAATGTTGAAAAGTCTGATTTTTATGGAACTGATTTCTCTAATTTAGGAATGGGATATCTTACTACTAAATATATAGGAGGTAAAAAATATCAGACTAAGAAAAAACAAGCGTTAGATACGATCAATAAAGTGATATTAGCTTTTAACGAAGCTGTTGTTAATAGATCGTCCTATTCAGATAGGGAAATGTCTAACATTGAGCAAATTGTTGAATATTACCAAAAAGCAGTTAAAGGAACTAAGAATCATAGAATATTTAGAGAAACTTACCCTGAAATAGGAATATATGTCGATCTAATGCAATTTGATCATTTATTAGAAGCGCATTACAATAACTTTAGAGAAAAAATATTCGAATTAGTTTCTAAAGGAAATATTTCAGAAGGACATATTAACTGGGATAACACTAGAAAAGTTCTTCAAATAAAAGACGCGGTAATTAAAAATAAGATCCATATAAAAGACGTTGAATTTTACGATTGTATAGTAGAAGCAGACGTTTCTAATTGCTTATTTTCAAATTGCATATTAAAACATTCAAGTTTAGATAAATGCGATATCATGCATGGTAACTATATAAAGAATTCTAGAATAGATGAATGTGAATTTCACGGAGGAAGTAACGATATATCAAATAGCTACATAAATAATGAAAACGCAGGTCTTATTAATGCAGATCTTTCAAACTGTGTAGTTGAAAGTGGAAACTTTACTAGCGAGTCATCTATCGATGAAGATACTATTTTACTGCAAAATTTATAAGACGTTTCGATCTATTTAATCTTATAGTTAATATCCACTAATAAATAAAATAAAATATCGGATATTAGATGGCTGTATATTCTGGATTTGAAGACATTAGAACGCTAACAAATGCGAGTCTAACTTCGATTATAGACGTCACTAATCTAAACTTTAAGGGTATATCTGAGTCAACTTTAGCGTTTTTAAATAATATTAGTTATGACGAAACTCTAAATGAAATGACCTTAAACAGAGGGACTTTCGAATTCGTTGATGTTACTGATAAAATTACTCTTCTTTTAGATGGTACACCTACATTTACTATCGACTCTTTAGGTAGAGCCGAAGGTAAAGAATTATTAGTTGAAGTATCTGAGTCAAAGAGACGCAGATTTACTGATTTTGAAGACTATCCTACTATTGGAGTACCTGGTGAAGTAGTTTACACAGGAATAGCAGGAACTGATCCAATATTTGGAGAAGACATCATAGCATATTTAGATGACCGTGGATGGGTTAGTTTAACTAGCTTAAACGGACAATCTATTGGATCGTCAGTAATTATTGATGTAACTCCTGGAACTCCACCTACTATACCAACCGGAGCATCCGGAACAGGAGTACTTTGGTTAGGCGCACCTGGATATGAAACTGATTACGAGCCTGAAAATGTAGTAACTTATTTTACTGACGCAGACGGCAATACCTTTGATATTTTATCAAATCATGTATGGGAAAAGTCAGGAAACAATGCTATATTTAAATTAACAGGAACAGTATCAATTGGAAGTACTGCTGATAACGGATCTATAAAGTACGTAGATGGTAACCAGCAGCCGGGATACGTTCTTACTTCTGACGCATATGGTAATGCTTCATGGCAACCCTCAACAGGAGGAACGGGAGGATCTGCTCCGTTAAACTCTCCATACGTTACAATTATAGACTGTATTGCAAATACTCCGGTTACGGTAACACATACATTAGGAAGTAATGACATCATCGTTAGATTAATAGACTTAGACACTAATGCTGAGATAGAAGGTCATATTGATAATTACACTCTTAATAGTGTTGATGTAACATTATCGATAGATAACGATAATGTAAAAGTAGTAATAATTGCATCGGGAGCAGTGCCGGTTCCCGCTAAACAAATATTAAGCCCTAACGATAAATTCTTAACGTCTAACGCGACTGCATTAGATGGAGATTTAGCTTCAAATGATACTATAACAGACACTCCGGTAAACGGAAGCTACGTTGCAGTATTTGTAAATGGAGTTGAATATGAAGTAGGAGACGGTGTATTTACTAAGGCATGTTACTTTGCTTCTCCTGGACTTCCGCATGACGCAAAAGGATTTAGCTCAACTCACCCTAACGGACAAATAGAATCTGGAGATTTATTATTTTGGAATGGATCAGTTACTGGATTTAATTTGACAGCCGGTGCTAGGATATCTTTAATGTATATGATAGACAACAACTAATCAAATTTGAATGAGAATAGAATTTATACAACTTGAAGACGGATTACAGGAAATTTCAGGAACTGGTATATTACAATTTGATGCCGGAAGCATGCTTAGGGTTGATACTGCAACTATTGTCGATAATTTAGATGTAGTTAATGTTGAATATTTAAATAACGCTCTAGGTTCATTCGGAATAACTCATACTATTGAATCAGATAGAACGATCTCAACAAATGAGATGTATAACGTATGGGGAGACTTTACTATTGAATCAGGTCAAACTTTAAATAACGACGGTAGATTAGTCGTAGTTAATGGAAGCTTCTTAAATAACGGTACTTATATACAAGGTACTGAAGGATCAGTAGAAATAGTTAACACTAATTTAGATTACATATTAGGAAGAGGTAATGCGGTTAATGGTCAGGATATATTATGGACTGATGTTACTGGAAACTGGATAGCAGGAGATTCGACTACTTATTTAGATACTGCAGCAGGTAACGTTCACGTAACTAAAGAATGGGTAGAAAATAAAATAACACTAGTACCTACTTTACAATTAGCAAATAAATATGAATCTCCATTATCAACTGTAGGTAATGATCAAGATTCAGGTATTACTATAGACTACACTCCAAGTAACAATGGATTCGTTGATGTTAAGATTAACGGAATGTCAGTTAGATTAGGAGATGGAGTTAAAACAAGAGACTGTTATTTCAGTGCAGATGGAGGAACTACTGCTAGAAGCATAACTGATGTTGAAGCAGGAGATTCTTTATACTGGAATGGACTTATTGCCGGATATGATCTAAATTCTCTGACTGACGAAGTTAGTTTATTTTACATATCTTAAAAAATAAGATATTTATAAGAACCACATCAGATAAAAATAAATAAAAAAAAATAGAAATATATTGTTATGGGACAATTAAGAAACAAGCAAGTAATATATGACTCAGGGATTAGCTTTTCAGGAGGTAATCAAGTTATATCTAACTTAGCAAATGGAGTGTCAGCTAATGATGCTGTTAACTTATCTCAGTTACAGGCAGTTCAATCTCTTATAGAGAATTTCGAATGGCAAGAATCTGCATCAAACTATATTACTGATAATACAGTAGGTCCTACTGGAGGTCAAGAAACTTTAGGAAATAGATTAGTTCTATCCCATGATGGAGGAACTCCGGCTGTCGGTTATGACGGAGCATCAGCAGGTGATATTATTGAATTCGATGGAGCGTCTTGGGTTGCAACAACTCCTACATTAGGAACATTTGTTTCTATGGATGACGAACCTTCTTTATTATATTATTGGGGAGGATCTTCATGGTCAACTAAATATTTTGAAGCAACTACAGCTAGTACAGGTCTTACTAAAGTAGGATTTGACATTAGATTAGATGCAAGTTCAGCAGGATCTGGATTAGGATTTACTACTGGAGTTCTGTCAATAGGAAATTTAGATGCTACTATTACAATAGGAGCAACTGGAATTCAAGTAGGAACTATTACTGAGAATAATTTAAGCGGATTAGGAACAGGAGCAACAGGTCAATTATTAAGTTCAGATGGACTAGGAGGATTTGATTGGGTTAACAGTGTTACAGGAGGAGACGCTGTTTCTATAGTTGACCCTAATGGTGATGATGTAACTGGTGAAGTTGGCAATATAAATAAACCATTTTTAACACTAGAAGCTGCTAGAGATGCTGTCTCAGCTGGTGTTATAGTTGTCAATGAAGGTACTTATAATATAACAACTACTGATGCAAGAGGGTTATCTAAAGACGGGGTTTCGTGGATAACAAACGGAGTTGCTATTCTTAACAAAGCAACTACTGGCCCAGTATGGTGGTTTGACGAAACGTTAACTATCACTCCTTTCGTTAAAGGTGAATTTATTATAAATCACAGCGGAGCATCTAGTAACGCTATTGTGCTAGAAGGTGACACTACAAACATAACAAGCACGATAGGTTGTCATTTTGAAGTTATATCTGTTACCTCTTCTACGGGTTATGCTTTAAAAATATTTGATTTATTACCAACAAGTAGTAGTACTTATGTTTTTAAAGGCAAGTTTATAAGTAGTGCTGATAGTGCCGTCTTTGAAGATGACACAAATACCAATGTAAAATTATTGTTAGACGGGGTTTTTAAAAGTACTGGTATAAGTGACGGGGTTAAATCAAACGGGTCAGCTGTAATTATCGCAAGAGGTTTTTTCGAATCTGTATCAGGAGCAGGGTTTTCTGTACTTTCTTCAGCTCAAGCTACTATATTTGGAGACTGTGTTGGTGCCTCCTATGGTGTTTCTGTTTCTAATGGTCAGATAATATTAAATGGTAATACCAAAGGTGCATTAGGTGGAGGAGGAACAAACACGAGTTTACAGATAAATGGCATCTGTCATACTAATGAATTAAAATCTTCGTCTAGACAGACTCACTGTGCAATGGTTAGAGGTGCAGGGGTTACTGTTGTTGCAGGTGATACTATTGTAGATGTACTTAGTTATTACTCTAATAATAAAGGAGAGGTTGTTGTTACTGGTTCAGGTAAGTGCACAATAAACAAAACCATTAGAGATGCTAACTGGAACTTAGTAACTCATAATGAGGTCAACGGTTCTACAGCTGTTTTATATTGGAATGCTGATATGGAAATGGTTAACATAAACACTACTGATTACTTCTTTGATTTGGTGAATGGTACTTTAGTACTTAGAGGATGTCATCTTAAAAATAAAGACACGAGTAAATCTGGAATTGATGGTATTACTATAGTGAGACAGTCTGGGGGTAAATTAATTATAGACGGGCCTACAATAGAATTTGCGGCTTCAACCAATATTCCTTTCAGGTCTATAGGTGGCCCTCAAAATATTATTAACTATAACGTTAGAACAAACATTGTGCAGTATGCTGACATATTTGATCCTAGTGAAGAAAAGAAACGGTACACCGTGGTTAATGTAGCTACTACAGATTGCTCTTATAGAGGAACTAATTACGAAGTAAGTGATTTAGTTACTTACGATACTAAAGCAAAAATAGCTCAACAAATGGTTGTCTTAATTAACTCAGGCCCTGATGCTATAATAGCTACCCAAGATACACCCGGAACGGATGAATACTTTTATGTTGAGTCTCAGGATAATGATAGTATCTTGGAATCAGGTAAAACTAACTTGGATAGACTAATGCTTACTATGCCTTCACACGGATTTACTGATTTAATCGGAGGTGCGGGTATTCAAATTCAAGATGCGGATGTTCAACTTTAATATTTAACAAAAATGAAAAAGATACAAAGTATAACTACAGATTTTAGTAACAATGAATTACACTGTTACTATGACGACAACTCAACCCTTATTGAGGGACCGTTCGATTTAGCTACATTAAAAGAGGAGATAAATTCTAATATTTGCTCTAATCCTTTAATATGTGTAATTCAATATACAGAAAACCAGCATTTTAGTGAACCTAGAATAGTTACATCTAACAATGCAACTTTCATAACTAGACTAGATAGTATTGGTTCTTATTTCTCTTCTGTAGTAAATGAGTTAAAAGAATATTGCCAAGGTTATATAGATAATGAAGAAGCTGAATAAATATAAAATAATTAAAAATAAATATTATGAATGCAAAAGTTTACGAATACGTAACAGACGAAACAATGTAAGCTTGAGTAATTAATATAGATATACACAACCCTAAATGGTTTCCAAGTGCTAACAATGGTGATGTATCATGGAAGAATGAAAAAGGAGAATTAGAAAGTACTGACGAATTAGTTTTACCTGCTGCTTTAGATTTTGT